CTTCGACCCATCCGGACATAACTTTACCTAGAATCCTCTAGGCCATAGATAAGTGTCTAGTTCTAATACTAGCGGCACGAATCCTTGTGTCAAATATAGTTATGTCGATATCGGTAGAATAATCGATCGATATGGTAATATATAAAATACAATTGTCATTGTCTTTAATTGGTATACTTTCCGGAATAAGACTCTTTTAACTAAACATTGAAAAATGTAAAGCTATTCAGAGTACCAACCTCAGTTTTTACTGAGTATTCCTTAAAGAAAATACTACCTCCGCGATCAACCCTTGGTCAGACTCACTATCTGAATCAAGGGGATCATCGTAAAGGTATTCCAATCTAGGACGATAAGAATTCTCCATTTGCGTGTCTAAGACATCTTCCCAACTCACCGTAAGAAAATTCGGAGGAAATTCGAACTGTTCAGAGAGAATCTGTAAAGATTCTAACTGTTTAGTAACGACTTCCACTGAGAAATCAACGGATGATGGAGTTGGAATAATGTCAAAACGATTTGGTTTCAATTCCTTAGATAATGATTCTGTAAACAACTTCGAATCAAAGAGTTTTGCTGTGTATCCAGTAACCACCTTTTCAAGGTAGTCTGGTCTCACATCTAATTCAATGATAGGAGTCAAGAATTCAAGAGCCTTCGTAGAAGCCTCCTGAGTTCCTTTAACAGAATCAATAAAATCTTTNTGGAATTCTTCAAAAGTGAATAATTCATTTTCATCTAAGAACCTTGAAAAGAACATAGAATCGATAGAGCTTTGCAGCTCTGGTCGAAGTCTTTGATCGTTAAAAGGAACTTGAAGAGAATGAAGATAAGAAAGTGGTGGTAAATCATGAATTTCTTGACCTAGGAATAAATTCCGAAGTTTGAAATTTTGAGTTACAACCCTTCTTACTTTCTCAATTTGAGGAATCCCAAGAAAATCTTCGTGGTACTCACTATTCAAGACGGGCTCGTTGAAACAACGATCCATTTCTTGAAGAGTGGTATTAGAAAATTTTTCTTTTGAAAGATAAGGTATTGATAGACAACCTTTTTTGGGAGCAATACGATTCAACATATCATTAAGATAGACTAGGACTTCCGTCCTCTTCGATCTCTTTGAAATATTGTCTCGTTTTCCCCAATTAAAGGCAAGTCCACCATGAGAAACAGGAACAGAGATACTTCTGACAGTTCTTCGCAATTTATTCCGATTAACGGATTTAAATAGCTCATGAACTTCATCAGGAGTCTCTGATTCCATCATAATCTCAAGGTCACGCAGACACTCTCCTAAAACTTGACTTCGACGGTCAAGAACCCTTTGCTTACCTGAACAAAGAACCTGTGATTCACAAATCAATTGTGAATTCACAGTTCCAAAGTCTTTATGAATGTAATTTTTCCCTGCGGAAAGAGAAAGACCAAAATCTTGGACTTTTTCCTTCCATAAAGGATATTTATCAGCAGAAGTTCGCATAAGAATATCATCTCCATTAATTAGATATTGATGGGGAGATAATCCAACGAATTTCGCT